CCGTTGTTCTGAATTTCGGTATCCTCAGCGTCACAGTACAGAATACCACAAGACAGTGGGTTACGAACCATGATACCAACCTCACCGAGGAAGTGAACCTGGTAACCATCGCGGCTGTTAGAACGCAGAGTATTAATGCTGTTAGCGTAACCGTTAGGAGCTACAGAACCGCCAGTGTACCACTGAACGAATTCACGACCCTTGCGACAAACCTTTACGATGTTTGCCTGACCATCGAAATTGCTGATGTTAACAAACAAGAATGTGTAAGACATCAGTGGTTTACCAGTCAGAGGATGCAACTGACGGAACAGTTCCATGTTATCAAACATAGGACAACGCTTCAAAGAAAGCTCAATACCGTTAGTCATCTTATAGGTTGTGAACTGGCCACCAAGAGTCAGGTTCTGACCTGAACCAGTTACGAAAATATTGTCAACAAGGTTAAAGCTAGCAACCTTCTCCTTCAGGATACGGTCGAACTCACGAATACCCATCTCACCGGTCAAAGCAACGAACTTACGCTCGTTAGTACCGAGGATGTTGTAGCAGAGATCGAACAGATAATCCTCGAACAGCTCAGCCGTCAACTTCGTATAGTAACGAACGTTAGCTGGAGAAATCTGTTCAAACAAACCAGACATCGTAGGAACAGGACGTCCGTTTGTACCCTTATTGATATAAGTACCATCGCTCAGACGGTTGCTCTTAGAGAACAGGAGAGCGGTCTCCTCTCTCTTCTTCCACTCACGAAGAGCCTTCCAGTACTGATAGTCAGACCAGAGATAAGAGCTCTTACCAGTCTCAGGATCCTTCAGTGCGATAGCCAGTACAGTGCTGTAAGCATCACCAGTGATGTCATAAGACAGACGCAGGTTCTGCAGATGGTTACGCATCTTAAATGGGGTCTGATAGTTGATGATATCAGCCTCATCGCTGTACTCCTCGTAAGCAGAACCGATACGGCTTACCTGACGACCAGGCATCAGGAACTCACCAGGAATATAAGCAGCCTGTGAACCATCGATTACATAGCACTCATATACCCAAGCGCTACCATCCTGATAAGGAAGACCAGTTGTACGAACCTGGAACTTGTAATCGTCAAAGCTGAGCACAGCTCCGGGACCGAACCACCTCTCTTCAAGAGCGAGGTAAATAGGAGTATTGTTCAAACCAGGAGTCTCGGTCATATAGTTAGAATAGGTAATTTCCTTACCATTCCACTTAGCCCAACGAATGTTAACAGCATGATCAGAATCAACCTGAACAGCCCACTCGAACTCGCGGTTTTCGATAATCATTGTTTTACCCAGACCACCGGTCAGCAAATCGATAGTAGTTGAAATACCATCATCCTTAGTACCGAATACCAGTGAAAGCAGACCAGATACCTCGTGAGGCTTGGTCAGCAAAGCGTTAGAAATCATGTTCTCATCTACCAGGTCGCTGAAACGACGTCCACGATACAGCTGGAGATTATTAAGTAAAGTATTATTCATATATGTTTAAATTCTTTATTCTTTATCAGAACATACCTGCAACTAGGTCTGTTACTGACTTTTGTTTATCATCGGCATTATATGAGCTATGATTCTTAGCTGTATGCCGCAATAGTTTCCTAAGTTTTTCAGTAGCGGACGACTCACCATCTCTCTTGGCAGTTGAAATTAGACTGTCAGCTTTCATGGTAAAGTATGCAGACTCAATAAGGTTCTTTGATAGATTCTTATTAAAGTCTTTCTGATACTGAGAAACACCATTCTAATCTACTTTGAAAATATAATCAAACAAGGCTTTACGATCCTCTTTTGGAACGTTAATGCCTCTGATGTTTGTCAGTTCATTAATTCCTTTACTAACACTGTCAAAGAATGCTCTAGACTCTTGTTCTCGTTGTTTAGCAAGTTCTTCTTGCTGTCTAGTAGCTTCTTCAACTTCCTTCTATCTAATATCCTTCAATCTGTCAAGTGCATCCTCCGCTTCATCATAAAGTACGTCGCTATCTTCATACCTAGATATTTTCTTATTAATTTGTTCGTCGGTATAACCGCTATACTTCAT